GGAGACCTGATGCACGTAGCACCGTGGTCTGTTGGCGGGATCAAGGTCATAGTTCGGATTATAGAAGAACCAATCGTCCAGGCTTGTGTTACCTATGCCCTCCTGCTGTCCGTCCGACGGGGTAAAGTTCATGCCGAAGTCATAGAAGGCGGTGAATAGATCCACATTGTTCTCATTCTCCTTAGCAAAGAATCTGGAGTCACCTATACGTTCCGTGACCTCTATACCTAACTCGTCCTCGATCTCCTCAAATAGTTCGCAGTACCTTTGTACGTCATAGCCAATCTTATCTGAGGCTGGACCCTTCCTCCATTTCGGGTCACCGAACAAAGCCCACTCACCATAGGTATCCCTGTCCGGCCACTCCCTTCGTATAAATATCTCCTCGTCCTCGGATACTCCTGCCCATATGGCTACATAGTTTCTGGCAAAGGCGGGGTCAACTACCTGATACCAGGTAAGGGACTTCTTGTCAGGGAAGGTCATATCGTATTTGTTCGGCTCCTCGCTCAGAACATTGACCTCCGGGCTGAAATTCGGTAGCAGTGAAGTCATTGACTTCGTAGGTAATCCGTAGGCACGGACCATGATCGTATCACGGTTCGCGTTCTTTAGATCCTTAGCTATGCGGTCATAACCGCCAAAGGGGTTCTCGTCGGAGTGCAGGTAAACAACACCAGCATCTCGTTCGGGGCTGTATTGAATCACGGGAACCTGTTCACCATCCAGCAAAGAAGCAGACTTAGTCTCGAGCGTCTCAGCACCCTTTAGGTAATCCGAAACAAATGGTGTGTATCCGTCAATAGGGGTAAAGCCCAGAAGCATCTTACTATCTCTGGTCGCAAGACGGAAGCGTAGGGTGTTGACCAAAGCAGCATCCCCTAAGTATTCGTCCAGCCAAGCCCCAATATTTGTTCCTGTAGGGTTACGGAAACCGAACTCAAAACCTTCTAGGATGGTTTGGTTATTACTGAACTGGGTATATGTCTTGAAGTCCACCCTAGTCCTAGTGTCCGGGAAGATAAAGGAACTGCCCGTGAACCCATTCTGCATACTGAAGTTAATGTAACCATCAATACTCTTGGTCTTCCTACGGAACTCTCTGGGCATCATCTCCCATACCGCAGCCTGCTGTACCTTGATTGATGTGTCCGCATTCTGACTGAAGCATACAACGTGGCCGTCCATGTTCTCGGTTACGGATTCCATGACCATCTTAGCACATCCCGTTGTCTTCCCGCTTCTGTTACCCCCAAAGGTAATGACCTCATCGTAGTCCTGTAGGGCATTTCGCATCCTGCTCCAGCCCGGCAGTTCAAATCCGTGACGAAGTGGATCCTCCTCCGCTGACCGTATCCTACCCTCGTGGGCTTCGTGCAACGCAACCAACAGCTTAGGATCAGCCTCACCTAAGAGAACTATCTCCTCATCGGTAGGGGCTTCGAGGGCCGGGTGCTTTGTGAACTCAATAGTCATTCTTCCTCCTCTTGATCATCCTCAAATTCCCACTCAATCTCTATATTGTCCTCGCTGATCTCTTGCTGCATCTCATGTAACAGCATCCTTCCAGCTGGCAGATGGTTGTAGTCAAAGAAGAGTTCTCCCTGTTCATCCATTACTATGAAGCAATAATTCTCAAAATGTTCTCCAAGTATCCCTCGTATCTGGTCATAGATGGGGTCATAGCTTGAATCCATAATTGATCTAGGCATCCTTAACCTCAGCCTCTATTGTCTTAGCTTCCTTGATCCTATCCCTAGCTGCCTTGATTGTAGCCTCGTAGTCATCCTGGGTGAAGACCTTTCTATCTTCCATGATCTGTGTAGCTTCACCTCTAGCAGTCAAAGCCTCCCTGCCTGCGTTAGCCTTAGCTATGGATAGCTCCTTTAGGTCACGGAATGATACCTCAAATTCTGGATCACCTTCTAACCTACCACGGACTTTCTCAATGAGGTCCTCTTCCAATGAGGACAGGTTCAAGTAGTTTCTGGCCGCTAGTCGGCCAGTTACCTCTCGGAACTTCCCTATGTGGTCAGCATAATCAGTCAGTACTGAGATCACAGTATCTCGATTGAACTTATATTTCTTCACCATCTTCGTCTGAGTCTCGCCCATAGCGTAATGATAAAGTATCTCAGCTACCTTCCCTGGGTTAGCACGGCTTAGACTATTGACCTTCATAGTCTCCTTCTCCTTGCTTACGGCCTGAATACTCTCAGATATACTGGCCATTAGGTCCAGTCGCATCTCCTCGGGGGTAGGATTTAGGGTACTCATTATGTCCTTGATGACAAGGACTTATACACATGTCAAGGAATACTTTCCCCTGGATCAAAAATAATTGGATTTTTTGCTTGACATGGAAATTCGTGCTACATAGAATCCGGAATCTCCGCTGGAACAAAGGAGCATTAGAGCAGTAACCCTACTGAGTAATACAAGGGTAGTATGCGGATAGTATGGCCTATGAGTTATCTATTTTTTAAAGGGGTGTCTGATGATATATACGATTCTAGCCGGCACACGACGCGACCCCCGCCCCCCCCAGCCGAGCTTGCAATCACTGGGGACGGCTCGAGCTATCAGGGTGCAACAAGGAAGCTTCCCAATGGTCCAGTTTGCTTGGGGTTTGCTTATGTATGAGAGATTTAATTCTTTATCAGTAACGGAAAGGATTAATGCCATGTATTCATTCCACTCATTCCAAGGGTGGTCCATTCCATCCACAAGGTAAGCGCAGCGATGCAGGAAACGCGGAGAGAGGGCCACTTATAAAGGGGCAGAGAGGGGGATGCCACGGGGTCACGGAAACGGAGGCCACAAGGGCAAATAAGTATCTGGATAAAAAAGCTTGCATAGGGTTGGAAGGTATGCATATTGGGGGTGCAGTTCCGTTCTTTGACAGTCCATCCACTAGCTTCTCTCTGTTGGTAAAGCAGAGATGTATGACGACCTAGCACGGGGGACATAGTTGGTAAACTAGCCTCACTCTGAGACGGTCACAAGCCCGCGGCACTTACAAGGTGCTGAGTAAATAGCGAGTGCCAACATAAATAAATAAATACCATGATATATAAAAATCACAATCCAGAGTTTGTTCAACCTATCATGAATGAGCTAATTAAAAAGCTTGGTAGCAAATGGTCTGATTCATCTTACGGAGATGACTTAGTAGCGTCAATAAGCAGAGATATTCCTAATCCAGATTTTCCGGATTACATGACTGTCTTACTTCCTAACTCTACGCAATCCAATATTGATAAAGAGGAGATTAACAACTACGCGGTCAAATGCGGAGATAAATCAGATTATATCGTTTGCGAAACCTTAGAGCAAACCATTCAAATGGTTAAACTCTTTGAAAGCGTTATTCAATCCGCTAAGGATATGGAAAGCGAACAGGCAAATGCCAAGTTGCTTTTTGAAGAGTGCGAAAAGATTGATCCAAGCGAGTGCGATGCCTACGACATTGCAGAAGGTGACAAAGTAGAGGTGTACAAGTGCAAAGCCACAGGTTGGCATTACTTATACGATCCAACTGCTGAAGTTTGCCCTTACTACTGTTGTATAACAATCAATAGCGGAGAGTTTGACACGCTTGAACTGCTTCAAAGGTGGGCAAGACCTCTTTACTTCCAATAGGAAAACCACACGGCCTCTTAGCTAATAGCTAGGAGGCTTTTTGGGTGTAAGCATGTCGCTTATAACCAACATAAATAAATCAATACTATGGAAATAAAAGATTACTCAAACCTTCCGTCCGTTACTATCGCGGACATTGTAGAAGAGAACTCAATTGATACTAGAAACCTCATTGTATTTAAGGAATACGATTCCTTTGAAATGGGCGAGCTGCCTAAGCCGCACTCAGAGTGGTTAGAGGGTTGCTACGAATCAGGCGAGACAGTCGTTTTTATATGCAAGGAAACTGGATGGTATTTCACGTACGACAAACGATACGACGAATACCATACGATCATTTATACGAGCGAGTATTTCGCCAATGACTTAAATAAAATGATTGAAATAATTCGTCACAACTTTGACGGATAATCCACG